CGGGGCGTGTGGTGCGTTTTGCGACGGTGCCGACACCCAACACGCCATTGGGCATCCCTGACCCGGCTCCGTCGATTGTGGTGGAGTTCCACGGGAAGCAGGTTCGGGTGTCGCCACTGGCTCACAATATCCCATTCATGATGATCGCGGGGGAGACGCTGTCAATCAATGGGGCCGTCAGTCGCCCGTACGTCTCGGAGTAAATCCCACCGGCCTGTGGGGCAGTCGTTGGCCCTGTCGAGTGCGTAGGAGGCAATGCGGCATCGGCAATGGATTAGCGGGCATACCAGCCCCGCACGCCATCGACACACCTCGCACGCCTTCAGGCGTTGGCGAAACTCTCGGCGGGACTGGACAGCCACCCCGCCGGGATTCCATTCTCTGGCTGCTCGGACAAAATCCGCGACACGCATTCAATCGCCTCACGTGGGGAACTGGCCAACATCTCCACCGGCTCGGGCAACTCTGGCTCGTGACCGAGATACCATTGGATCAGGGTGTCATGTGCCTGTGGGTTGAGGATCGCCGACACAAGCCGCCGCCGCTGATCGCCTTTCGTAGCCGCAAGAATCTCGACTGTGTTGCGCGATAGTCGGCCCGTGGTAATGAAATCAACGGCTGCCATTGATCGAATCTGGTGTTCCCAGAATTCCCCCTCTAGACGCTCGCGCAGATCCTCCGGCATGGGGTCACTATCGTTCAGCCCTAACGCCCGCCGACAAGCCACCGCCTGCCCCCAGAATCGCAAAAACTCCCGTTCTGTGTCGCCTATTACGTGGTCTGCTTCCACCGCCTGAAGTCGCGTCTCACACCTCTGTAGGCCAGTCGCCGACTCGCACTCCTCCAACAGCTTTACCCGCTCGGAATACAATCCACGAAGCCCCCTCCACCGCTTGTGCAGTTCTCGCACGGCTTGCCGGTAGCACCCGTACAGAGTACCGCCCGCCTTGGCTGTGATCGCGTGATCGATCTGCCAAGAGGAATGAAAGTGTCGGTGATCGCCAAGGATTGTTGTGAGACTCATACGCTTTCTGCTATTGCGTGTCCGTGTCTGGCTGGTGTTGGCATGTCGGCCCTATTGGTCCATGTGCTCCCGTTGTATTCGTCATTCTGCAAGGTGTTGCCTGCCCCAAGTGGCTTGATTCCACCGGCCACAAATCCAGACCCCGTACTTCCGGGGCTTTGTGACCCAGTGTTTCTGCGTTTGTCTCTTCCGCTGCCGATTGCAGTTCCCGCCGTCCACGTATCCGCACCCTCATTGTATTTTTCGGCATCATCCGCATATGTGCTAAAAAGTTTGTCGCCCAATAAAATAAATCCGTATCCGTCAAGCGCAAATGCACCGTGGGCTACACGGCTAGTGTTAATCCCCGTTTTGCTTGTCCATGAATCAGACGCCGTATCATATTGGTCTGTGTCATTCATTGGCGTTCCACCGTCACTTCCAGCCACACAATATCCTTTCGCCAACATGAACCCTGCGGTGGCGGTCCTGGCCGGTGTCGGAACATCGGTCTTTGTTGCCCATGAATTGGCTGAGGGGCTGTATTGATATGTTGTTCGCGTCTGTGCATTCGTGCTGTTGTATCCGGACACTGAATAAACATGTGTGGCGTTCGCAAACCACGCCATATACCACCGGTTGGCCGTCATTGCAGTTTTGGCCGTGAATGTGTCCGTGCTTAGCACATACGATTCGTTATCGCTCAAATATGCCGTGTTTGAGGTGCCACCGAAAACATATGCAATTCCCTCGACAGTGGCCGCCCCATGATAAAATCTTCCCGGGGTTGGCCCGTCCGTTTTTGAAGTCCATGAATCAACTACATAGCTGTCAACATCTCGTTGAACAACTTGGCTTGCATTGGCCCCATAGAACGACACCAACGATCCAATGCCCACACCGCAGCAGTAGCAGCCCGACTGCCCCGAGAAGAACGCGGGAGTCTGCCCCGAGTATTGCCAGCCGTCGCGATGGATCAGCATTCGGCGGACACCAACTCAAAGCCCCAAGGCATTGTCCAGCATGCCACCCACTTACCCGACGACACATTGCCGAACCGGTTGTATGCCGTGATGTTGTCGCCAGTGTCTGTCAATCCACTGGACGACGTGCCCGAGTAGACCGAGATTGTGCCGCTCGCCCCTTTGTTTATCGCTGCATCCGTCTTCCCGATCAGCATGTAGTCAAATTGCAGCCCAAGCGAGTTCGCTCGCGATGCCTGCGGCAATTCCTGCTGCCCCTCCACATGGCGAACCGTCGCCCGAATGCGTTGGACTGCATCACCGGAAAACGTGTAGCCTGCCATCAGGGAGCACCGTTCTCTTCAATGGTGCACCACGCGAAGGGGCCTTGCATTCCAGTCGACGACGACACGGCAAGGGCAATCGACAGCACGTCCCCGACCGCCACCGTTGTGTTAGAGATTGTGCCATCGACTACCGCCCTGTCTGCCGTGGCGTTGGTGATGGTGACAACGCTGGACAATACGGTAGTGCCGTTCTTTTTCAAATCGAACGTGACACTCGCGGAAGTCCCCGTGTCGTTGCACAGCGCCGCAAACTGGCGGATGGTCCCCGCCACCTCGCAGACATGCACGATCTCTTCGCGGGCAACGGGAGTTCCGCCGATGGCAAGATCGAAATTTGTCCAAGCCCTGTAGCAATGCTGCAGCTTGTCCGCGTCGATCTTCGTGCCGCTGCTGATGTGTTGATCCTCGACAGATCCCGCGTCGAGTTGCAGAGTTCCAACGAGTCTGGCCATTATGTCACCCCTGGAAGGACTGAGAAGTTGCGGGCGTAGTAGACTGTGAAGTCTCGGTAGACAGCGTTATCAGGCGTCGGGTTGCTCAGCACTGCCCCACTGCCATCGAGTAGCCGAGGGGAAGACACTGGCCGTGGTGGCGTCGATTGGTCCATGATGTGTTTCCGGTCGCTGCCGCTCTTGAATCGCAACCCTTGGTCGAGCACCTTGAACGGAATCCACTTCTCCCGCCGCCGCTCCAATGTGTAGCTGAACTCGAAGTATTGGTAGTCGCCCTCGATTTTCAGCTCACTGATCTCAATGTCCGACAACTTGGCCTCGTGCTGGCCGATCACCACGCCGCCGATTGTGATGGCCGCATTGTTCACCCCGTTTTCGTAGTCCAGAATCCAGACGGGAACATCCGCGACATTCTTCGAGACACTGACCGTCCAGTAGGCTCGGTCGACTTCAACCGGCGGGTCAAAGTAATCGCCCGCCGAGTTCAAAATTGCCTTGCTGTTGATGTCCTGCCAAATCGCCTTCTGGTAATTCGATGTCCGCCACCTGATCCGGGCCGGTCGGTTGAGGGGATTCTCCTCCGCCTCATCCTCCTTGGTCGGCTTGCTGCTGTACTCCGCCTCGATCGTCCACTGCCGAGGCGCTCCATTGTCCTGCGTCACCTTGATCGATCGGCAGAGATGCCCGACCAGGACCGGGTGGAAACTCACATAGGGTAGCGGCAGGATGCTGTTATCGAGGCCGTACTGATACACATCCGAAGATGTGTGGAAGTTATGGCTCGTGACAGCCAACCATTTCCGCGAACTGGTCGAGTCGTAGGGCTTCGCGTAGTCCAGAGACTGCCCGCTCGTCTCACCCATTTTGATGATTGCCATCAGTCGATTTCCACCCCTTCCGCCTGTGACATGTCTTCGAGGGCCGACAGTTGCTGTTGCTGGATGGCGAGTTGCTGTTGCTGGATCGACAGCATCTCCGCCTGCTTATCCGCCGTCCGCATCGATGAGAAGATGGCGGAGATAGCTGCACTGCTCCCCGCCTGAAGTGCAGCCGGGCCGCTGGTCTTCGTCTCGGTGACTGTCGCCTTGACTTCCTGTTCCGGGATTTCCACCCGGGGCGTGATCGGTTGTTTCTCGGTCGCGGTTTGCAAGGCGTCCATCGTCGCTGTCATGTCAGTTGCCAGCTTGGTTTTCAGGCCGCCTACCATTTCGGTGAGACTCTTCTCCAGTTCGCCGGGAATCCGCTCGGCAACCTGCGGCAATGCGTCAACGGTCGCCTTGAACCCTTCGAGAAGGGGAGTCCATGCAATAGACAGCGACTCGGTGCCGCCGCTGGCGATGTAATCCCAGATCGACACCATCGCCGAACCGATGTTCTCCGCCAGATTCGTGAACACCGTAGCCGTGAAGGAAACCAAATCCGTGAACAGGTTTTGCCAATTGTCGCCGAACCAACTCAGATACGCGGGAAGTGTCGCCGTGAACAAGTGGGCCAGCTCAGCCCCGATCTGCACGACAGACAGCACTGCACTCGCCCCAGCCAGTTCAAACGCCGTCCGCCAGTTCGCGACAATTGCGATAGCCTGCTGCACTGCGGGAACCACCGTCTGATACAAGCTGGTCCCGATGCTCGTGAATCCCGCTTGCATCGCGTCAATGTTGGGCAGGACTTGAGAGGCAACCATCTCGGCCACGGCTTGCAGGGTCGGCAGGATTGCCCCGCCGATGCTCTCGCCGATGTCGCCGATCACGTTGCCCATGCGGGTAAACGGATCGCTCACCGCCTGTGCCGCCCCGCCGAATTCCTTTTGCAATTCCGCGAGGATAACCGCCTGTGCTCCGGCGATGTCGCCGACGCTCATCAGTTGCTTAATCTGCTGCTTCTGCTGCTCGCTGAACGACACACCGACGCGGGTAAGTGCCGTGATGCCCTTGATCGGATCGTTCAGCGCTTTGCCGACCTGCACGACAGAAGATTGCAGGTCTTGGCCCATGACTGACGATAGATCCTGTGCTGCGACAATCGCACTCTTGAACGTGTCGCCACGGATCTGGGTGAACGTCGCCAGCACACCGGCCGCCCCGATGGTCGCATCGTCCTCGAAGTCTGTCAGTCTCTGCAGGTCGCCAGCCATCTGGCGGATCTCGTCGCCACTGACGCCAGCCGCCCCGCCAGTGGAGGCCAGCACGGCATCGAGTTTCTTGCCCTGCTTCTCGGCATCGCGGGTCGATTGCATCATGGCCCCGATGGTGCCGGTCACCATCTTAATCGCCTGAATGGCCATCTGTGCCTGCAGGAACCCACCCGCTACGCTGGCCTTCATGGCCCGGGCCTGCTCTCGTGCAACTGTTGCCGCTTGCTTGGCTTGGAGATTGGCCACCTTCTGCGACGATTCGCGGACTGTGGCAACAGACCTGGCCAGCCCCAGGGACATAGTAGCGGTAGCTCGTCCGATGCTCTCGATGATCGAACCGACGCCGCGCCCAACACCCGCCGCAGCCTGACCACTCGCCGACACGATCCCGCTGAAGGATCGCGTGATGTTGGCAGTCGCCGAACCAACAGCCGTAGCAAGCTGGGCAGCAGCCGCCCCGGCCGCCTGGATCGGCAGCGTAAACCCCGCCGTGTTGGCGGACAGGTTCGCGACAAGATCACCGACAATTGCCATCGGTCACTTTCATTCGTTTGATGCCCTTGACCAACTCATCAGGAGACATTTCCCGAGGCTTCGGCGTGTCAATCGGTCGGAATGCCGCCATCATCTTGGCCATCTCTGGCACCTTGCCGGACATGCTCGCCATCGTGAGAGATGTAGACACAGCCGCCCGGAAATCATCCGCCCGCTTGCCCCAGCCCTCGATGTGTGCAAACGCCTGAAGCGTCGTAACCTGCCGGGGGGTGAGTTCATCTAGCAAATCCTCCCAGGTCGCCAACCGATGATCCTGTGCCGCCAGTCGCATGACGAACAACACAAGATCATCGGCAGCTAGTTTTTTGCGGCTTTCTCCACACTGCCGCCCGAGGAGACTTTCTGGATTGCCTCGCCGATCTGTCGCAGCACATCGACGGGGATATCGTCGATCTCGGCATCCCCCTCGCTGAACAGCGGCTTGCCTTCCTCATCGACAACGGCAGTCTGAACAAGGTACCTCAAGCTCCCGCTATCGTCGGTCTTGGCCAGTTCATCGAACCGCAGCCCCTCGCGTAGCGTGAGGCTTCGCACGAACACCGGTTCGCCGTTGATTTCCACCCGCTTGGGGACACGCTTCAGAAGTGCTTTTCGGCTCACTCGTCATCCTCATCGTCTTGGTCTTGCGGCATCTGGTCCCAGTTCGGGCCGGGGACAAAACTGCCGTCGGGGTTGTAACCTGTGATGATGCCCGCGTCGTACAACGGGAAGTCCTCCGGGCTGATCCCCGCCGTCACCCTGCGGGCCGCGTGCTGTGCCTGCCGGAAATCGTCGGGAGTCATGGCCGCACGCTGAAGACACTCCTCGTCTTCCGGCTCGGCCACGCCCATACGAACCAGCATGTACGAATCAGGCCGCGAGACAATCGCCCCAAGTTTCCAGAACTGGACCGGCTCCATCCGCCCATTCCGCCACGTGTCGACCATGACGGTCTGGGATTGCTCGTCGTCAGACAGCACAGCCGAGGGGCTGATCTCAATATCCTCTCGAATGATCCTGGCTTGCATTAGGTGGGCCACCCAGGGTCACCGGTGACCGTGTAGGTAATGCTCCCCTTCAGCCCGTCGTCCATCGCGACGGTATTGCCGAACTCAACACCCGCCGAGGTAAAACTCTGGTTCGTCGCTGCGGTGTCAGCGTAGATCATTTTCATTGCGTTCGTTGCCGGAGTAGCGATCAGATCGGTAATCGCTTGGTGCCCTGAGAGCGCCGGGTCGTAGAAGATCTCCGCCGAAACTTGACCGGGGTTGCTGTAGCCAGTCGGCGCGAACGTCTTGAAGACGCCTCCATCCAAAGTCGTAGACTCGAATGTTTCCGACCCGCTCCCGCTGTGCTCAATGCTGAGAATCTGCGCGATGTCCACCAAACTCGCGGCAACCGTGTGCTGCAGTTTCGTGCCCTTAGACTTCACAATCGCCATGAATGCACCTCCTAAGTGTGCTGAATCGAGAACTGAAGACTTCTCACGTAGTGGCGTTGATCTCCCCCGTCTCCGGTCAAGATCGTGTCATCCCGTGCATTTTCCCAAAGGACTGCGTTGATCGTGTCTGATGCCCCGGCCGCCCCCACGTAGTCGCGGAGAAACGTCTCAACGGCACCGGCAAGAGTGATTGAGGCGGGCCGGTTGCTCGCGTAACAGTCGATGTCCAGCTCTGTCTTTCGCAGTGTCCCGCCCGTTCCGTCGAGTCGCTTGTAAGGGTCGTGACCGGTCTGCGTGATGATCACGTACGGGGGCTTCACGCCTTCCGCCGGGTTGTCCAAGAACACCGCATCAAACGCCACGCCGCCGACAGTCTGGGCTGGGGCCAACGCCGTGATTGATGCTTGCGATAGCAGCAGTGTGCGGAGCCCGATCTCAATTGCCACTCGGCACCACCTTTGCCAACTTGGCTCGGATCTCATCGCGGATCAGTGCGGCTGCTTTTGACTGACCCGCCGCAAACCCTTGCTTGACTACCCCTCCGAGGATCGACGGCATTGACCCGGTGGGCCAGTTCGTCACCTCAACCAGCTTCCCGCCGCGATACATCTTGGTCCTTTTCACGCGACGAAACTTGGTCCCCAGCACCATCCAGTGAATATTGGCCCCGCTGATCCCGACGCCCTTTTGCTTCCCTTTGCCTCGCTTGGCTTTCTTTTTGGCGGTATTCCCGACGCCCGCCCCTGCCTTGGCAGCGAATTCCCCAGACTTCACGCGCTGCATCCGCGATCCAAACAGCACCTTGCTGCCCTTGTATGGCACAGGGACAGCGTTTTTCATCTCTTTGGCCAGCAATCGGGCCGCCTTTGTAATCGCGGTCTTCATGGCTGCTCTGGCAATCGAGTCACGAACGCCGTTTAGCGTCTTCAGCAGCTCCTTATCACCAGTCAGCCTAAATGTTGCCGCCTTAAGGCTGACAAGTGTCCGGACTGCATTGGCTTTGCGTCCAGCGATCTTCTGGGCTCGTGTCGGCTCAGCCATCCTGCGCCACCTCCACGGCAGGAAACCGCACCATCTCGTCGCCCTCGTCCACGTCCAGAGGCGGGCCGCTGATGTTGAACAGCCGATCTCCCATCTTCAGCCGTTGCTTGACCGTGAACGCCTTGCTCTGCGGGTCTGATCTCATCGTGATTTGATGCGTGATATCGGCTGCGACTTCGACGCCACGAAAGAATTCCCGACTCCCACGGGTGGCCATCTCGCACCACCGCACGGCGAACGTGACCCAGTTCCCGGCCGTCGTCTCGTCGATCTGGCCAGCACTGTTGACAGAGGCCGACAGCCGTTGCACCTCGACCCGCCTTGACAGTTTGCCCGCCCTCATGCGTAGTTCCCCCACTTCAGCCGATCGGTGAGGGCCGTGTAAGACAACTCGATCTCCTTTGAGATTGTCCCCGTCAACACGGTTTCGCGGTGTTCCACCCAATGACTGGCCAGCAACAGAATCGCTTGCTTCGCGTCGTCTGGCACAGCACTGGCAGCACCGTATCCCGCCTGCATGGTGACCGCGACAGCGTTGAACCGGTCGTAGGTCGTGGGCCATGTCTGGCCAAACGCGGGCCGAATGAGGATCGGCTCAGCGTACAGATCTGCTTCGTAGGTCGCCGAGGCCAGAGTCTGGAGGGTGTTGTTTGCGTCGTAATACTGGATCGACGTGATGCTCTGGATCGGCAGCACCTCCGGCACGATGTAGGTCGGCAAGTAGTCGAGATTCAACACGACGGTCTGCGCGCAGAGTTTTCGCCGCGTGTCCTTCTCGACCATGATACGGGCCGTCTTAATCAGCCCCGCAAGCCGCTCGTCTTCGTGGCCGTGGTCAATCCTGGCGTGTTCTTTGAATTCTGCCACGCTGACCGGCTCGACCGTTGGTTGGACGCTCACGCGCACAGAAGAGCGAACGCTCTGCATCGACTCCAACGGCCTCGCACGGTCCCACGGCATGGCTTATCGCCCTCTGTTCTGACGACGGACCGCCCGCTCGTAATGCGGGACAGCCGTCGCTTGTGCAATTTCTTCCAATGCGGGCTTGGCAATCTTCCGCCTGATGAGGAGGTTGGCCACCCCATCAGACGGGCTGATCGTTTTCCCCGCTCGGAATCCGTTCCAAGTTGTGAGGAGTTCCACTCGCATTAGGCGGG